CTGCAATCAAATGCGTAGTGGTGCCCATACCACTCATGCCAATGGTGAGCCTGGCATTAACAGGCACTTCTGCCCAGGTGCGATACTTCTTGCTGGAGATCACCGCGGGCGCTGCACAAGCTGGAAACAGGCCCCGGAACTTGCTCATGTCATGGCTTTCTGTGGGAAAGAAGTTGGGCCGGATATAGAACGCACTGGCTGTGGCCAACACATGATTTGGGTTGTTGAGCACATGGTTAGCAGCGATGCTGCCACCCGCACCAGGTCTGGTATCAAACACAAAGGTGAATCGATCTTGTATGCGATTTGATTCTTGCACCAACTGGCGATGGAAGTTGGCTGCTGCATCAGCAGGACTCCATGCATAGATGATGGTGACGGTTTCGCGAGCCTGTGCCAAAGAGGCCAGCAGTGCTATCAGCATAGCTAAAAGTTTTTTCATGATCACTCCAAAAATGTAGTTTACAGCACCAACATAGTGCTGTCAATGTTTTTGGCTTTGCACAGAACGTGCTTTACGGGAATCGGCGTTCTAGTGTCACACTAGTAAAGGGGTTATACCCCAAGCGTCAATGTAGAATCCGGCGTCGACCCCTGTCGGCGCTGCAAAGGTATTTATTCTGTGGGCTTGCGCTGTATCCGAAAACTAATGGCCAACAGATTCTCAGGAGCATACATGGCCACACTTTTGATCTGATGCAGGTAACGACTATCAAACAGCATGAAACGCCCTGCTCTGGGTGCTACCACATTTTCTATGTCACCAATGGGATAGTTACGGGGTTGGTCCTGCTCAAACTGTCCTGTGTAATCCCCAGTATCTGCATCGTTGCTGTGGAATATGGTTTCACCATAGAACTGTGGATGCCATTGCGTGTTGGCAAAGTATACCAGGGTATAGTAGTCGTCACGATCCAACCATATGCTGTCACGATGTATGGCCTTGGTCCTGGCGCGGAACTCATGTTCTTGTCCATCACCATACACACGCCAGCCGATGCCTTCACGTCCGGGAGTGCCATCTGGGCGTGTGATCGCCTGCACAGGGCTGATTCCAGTCATGTAGTTCATGCCCTCGGGCACACCATTGATCTGGTATCGATTGCCCAGTCCTTGATTGATAGTGAGCCACAGTCGTGATATCACAGGATGTCTATGTGCTAGGCTAGTTTCGTCCCAGGCCATTGGGCATCTGGGTGCTGCGGGCAAGTTACGTGGAGTGACCCAGCGATCATGTCTGGGATACCAGTTGCTGTGCGGCTGATCATAGAAGTTCACACAGTATTCACTGTCCAGCAGATGCTGGTATACTTCAGACATCAAGTCCAGGGGCACATGATCATCATGCACACTGAGGTGATAGCTATGGGTTAGGTCTCGGGTCAGCATATTAGAACTTGAAATGATCGTTTATACCACTACTCACATAGGCAGCATCGCCTAGGTAATAAAATGGCGAAATGAATCCTACGAATCCCACTGGGCGTCCCATCTCATAGTTGAAATACTTGGCATCGATGTTGTCTACTAGATACTTGAGTCCAGCCTGCCACGCACGATAGGCCTGTGTGTGTTGGAAGTTGGTGTAGAACCAATGATCCATTTCATTGTAGAAGCTGTTGGTGGGCTTGCTAGTCTGGAACGTGGCTGGATCATAGTCCGGATACAGCAGTGGTTTGATGATGTGTTCAAATGTGGTGCGTTGCGCAAAACTGTGGTTGGGCCAGCGAGCCAAATGTTGTAGGTATCTATTGTGTGGCAGGTCAAACCAACGACGTATGATATGTGCTTGTTTGCACAACAGCTCGGGCAGATCTGGTGTCCAGTAGAAATACTCATTGGTGATATTATCCCACTCACCTACTTCGGGATTGGCGTTGTTGGCCTGGATATCCATGAAGTATAGATACCACTTTTGATCTCGGATGCACACCTTGGGTTTGTCCACACCCCAGAGCATGCATACTCGCAGTCCGCGGTCTAGTGTGTGTTTGTGGCTGTCCACCGCGTCCACGGTGTGTTTGAATGCATGCCCCGGTTGGAAGTAGTCCTTGGTGCGGAATATCCAGCTCTCATCGTGTCCACGGCTCAGCATGTCCTCGCTGTAGTCATGCACAGTGATACGAGTGCGTGGCGAGTGTGTGGCGATCCATTGCAGCAAGGGCTGTGCTGCATAGCGCCATTCGCTCAGGGTGTTTTCGGGTTTGGTATTGAATGGATCGTTAGTGACATTCTTCTCTCCGGTCTTGGGATAGCGAAACACCACTTCATCTAGATGGATGCCATTGTTGATGAAACTATAGGCCGCAGTGGCGCTGTCTCCACCACCACTGACTTCCAGGCGTATGTAGTCATACTGATCGCGCAGTTGTTGCGCCCGCATGCGATACAGGGCTTGTAAGTCTAGCTCAGGTTCAGTGTGCCACACATAATCATCAAACACCGCGCGATTGAAGTCCCATTCAGGAAACTGATTGCTCTGGGTACCGGCTATGAGAGCCTGTGGTTTGACATAGTGGCGCTGATCCCCCACCATGTAAAATCCCAGTTTGGGATTCTGTTCTAATAAGGTCATTGTGATTCCTGCTCAGTGAGCACTAGCCAGCCCAAGCGCTCAAGATCTTCGCGTATCTCATCAGTGACTCGTTGTTCGGGGACATAATGCTTTCGGGCCATGTATTCTTCACCCTCTTTCTCATCGTAAGTGGCCAGCAGTCCCATGCCTGAGCAATACCAGTCCATGTAGTCGCCTTGATCTCGCAGTTCGGCCACGAGGCTGCCGGCACTGCGCCAGCTCACTGACCAAGTGTCATTTTTGAGCATGGGCCACACTTCATGTTTCTGGAAATCATTGTTGCACAAGGCTGCGTAGAGATTTTGAGCATAGCTTTCACTGTCTCGCACCTTGGCCACAAACCACGCTGCGGCCTGCATATCATCAAACATGTTGGGTTCAGGAGTTGTCATATCCAGCTTTAGTGGCCCGGCGTGAGGGAATCGAACCCCCATTCTGGGTTTAGAAGACCCATGTCCTATCCGTTGAACGAACGCCAGTTGTAATGGTGGGCCAAGAAAGAATTGAACTTTCACTCCTCCGATTATGAGTCGGACGCTTTACCATTAAGCTATTGGCCCTTCAAAGTCTATTATACAGGGATTTTATTTATTGTCAACCAGTTCTTCACTGTATCGGAGTTTGAACCAAGTCTCCCATTGTGGGTCATTGAAGTCAAGGCACATGTATTCATTGAGATTGATGTAGAACACGCCATCATTTTCGATGTCGGTTTGTTCATACTGTATTTTGTGGGTCACAGTGGCGCCCATTCGTTGCCATTGGTGTTTTTTCAACCGGCACAGAGTTCTCTCCCATTTTTCCATGGGTATGCGTATCATTGTTGATCCTCGTTGTCGTCCCGTAGATATCGATCGTATTTTAGCATGAACCAGGTCTGTTGGGCAGCATCGTAGAAGTCCAGATAATATTCTTGATCAGGCCAGGGTCCTGTGCGGGTCTGGCGCCACACCTTATGCTCACGCACAGTGAAGCCCAGTTCGCGACGCATCTTGTCCCGGATCATCCAGGTGCTTGGTGGATATGTGTCGCGTATCTCTCGCATAAGGCGAGCCAGATTCAGTTCACTGATTAGCACAGAGCAAGGATAGCGTTTCATGGTGTTTTCAATATGTCAAACAGGTCACCAAATTCGGTGAAGGGTTTATCCCGGAATCCGGTGCATCGCCACACGCGCCTGCGATATATCTGGCGCAGCCACACCCAGCGACCACCCACAGTGCGCCTGGGCCACACTACGAACATTTGTGTCCAGGGTCGTTCCACGTGGACTATGGTACCTTTGGGCAATGGTGGAAAACGCGGCATAGGAGGCAACAGTTGGCCCATGTCATGCCCATTTCAACAGGAACAAAAGCTGATCCTGTTCATCACCAAAGTAAAAACGATAATAGTAATCTCCGTTTTTTCGCACACCATGATTGGTGATGTAACTGGGACAATTCCTTTTGGCCCAGCCCATTGGCGCATAAACCCAGCCCAATGGCGCATAAACCGAGTCGTAGACCTCGGGTGCCCGCAGATCAACATATTTTTCACTCATACCCACCTCAGTGCAAACCATGCTCGTTGTTGTTCATCGGGTATGCGCCACAGCATGACACCTAACAGGTGTTGGACACCTAATTGATGATACACTTGCTGGGCCTGGATGTTGTTGTCCTGGCACCATTTTTCAATGATAAATCTGTCAGCCATGGGCACCATGATATCACGCTCATCACTTTGTAGTTTGGTACCGCTGAGCTCAAGGAATATTTTCTGTGCCATGTCATGCCCACTTCAACTTAAACCATGTAGCGTGGGCTTCATTATGGAATTCAAACACACCCTCACTCACAAAACGCCAACGCGAATGTGGCCACTCGGGTCCGATATTGTCCCTGCACCACTCGATGCAATCTGTCCAGCCACGATAGGGCACCATGCGTCCGTTCTCGAAATGATCAGGGGCAGGGATGCTGACCACATGCCAGCCAAAAGGTTCACTCATTACAATACCAACTTCCTTTGCTGTGCTTGGGTCCAAGTCAAACAATCACCACGTATATTGTAAGGTGGTCTGCTATATTTGTCAAGATCACTCACACAGCTCAACACGTCTGTGTAGAACATGGTCACAGGGTAAGAGAGATATAGCACCAACACATGGGTGAACATCATGGCGTTGTGAGACGCTGCCACACAAAGTCTTTTTCCACTTTGTCTCTGTAGGTGGAACGCCTGCCACCCACATCATTGATCCAGAACTTGATCTGCTCATAACTGCCCCAGCTACCCTCGGGGGCATGTTCCAAGATCCAGCGTCCAATGATCCAGATACAGTTGCGGTTGGCGGTGTCTGCTGACTGCAAAGCTCTCTGCATGTCCAGGGCCAGCATGGCACTGATGAATCCACCCGGATTTAGACCATCTAACAAATACCGCTCCAGAGTTTCTTTAGTGTGATCCGGAATGTCATAGCCGTGATATCCGCCACCGTTGATATTGTTCTTGTCAAAATCAATTTTTAGCATCGCTGTCAATCTCACGGATCAAGCGCCGGAACATGCCCATGAACTGTTCAATCTCGCGTGAGTCCAGGGGCTTCTTTTCCACGCAGAAGCTTTCCATTTTCTTGATGCGGTCGCTGGCTTCCAGGCAAGACTTCATGGTATCAAACTGTGCAGCCTGCTGCACACCCAGGTTAGTGATCAACAGCAAAACAAAAACTGAGCTCATGTCAAATCTCCTTTGGTTATTCCACAGACAATATTAACTATCAACCCCAGTCCTTCCGGTCGCCGAACTGTTCATTGTAATCATAGCCAGCCATGTAATCCTCATACTCCGGGGTGCCAGGCTCACAGCTGATGCGCTCGCTCATGTAAGTGGCACCCACATAATAGTGGGGGTCAGGACCACGACTGTAATAACTGTCAGCAGCACCACGATCAAAGGCACTGCCATGGCGCACTTGGTCAAAGTTGGGATGCTTGATTTCGGTCATTGTTGGCTCCTATTTGTTTACTGTATGTCCATATTATACGGAAATGGCCATTTCTGGTCAACCTGCCCGTACACGAACATCTGTGTTCAGGGCAGGTTGATACCGGCGTATGATGTCGCGCTCCACATTGTGGGCTGCTGTCTTGCCGCGCACAATGTCCACGATGACCACAGTCATAGCTTCTGCGCCCTGGGTGCGGATGGCTTCATACAGACGCCATTTCTTGTCCTCAGTACGCGAACGATATATGTGTTTGTTCACGCGACTGCGCAAGCTCATCAGCACCGTGCGCTGGGTTTTGGCTGTGATTCCCACGTAATACTCTGCCCCAAACTGGAGCATGTAAACGATGTGGGTACGATCTGAACGCTTTTTCCTTATCATATGCCATATTGTAGCAAATGGGCCATTTCTGGTCAACCTACAAAAGATTGCAGGTTAGTGCGCACTAACCTACAAAATACTACAGGTTAGTGCCCACTTACTGTAAGCTGAGGCTGTGGAGGAACTTGTCTATGTCCCCGTACAGCATCAGCATCATGCTTTCCTTGCTGCCAAACAGCACCAGCTTGGGTTTCTTGCCCAGGAATATAAAATACGGGCAAGTGAGTTTCTTGTCAAGCACCAAAAGGCTACGCCCCCGTACGGGTAACTCAGGTGGCACATCAAACTCATAGCTCTCGAACTCACCGGCAGTGAACGCTTGGTAGCCGTCCATGGTCAGACGCAGCCCACCATCTTCTCGCGGATTCACCCACCAGGTGTGGTCAGCATTGGCCAGCGGTTTGTGCTGTTCAGGCAACACCGACAACAGTTTGAGAGTGATTTCTTTTTTATTGATCATTGGGGTACACGGTGTCCCCAGATTTTAACAACACCACGGTGAACTTGTTGGTGTGGAACTGTGTGTTGAGTTTGCGAGCCAAGTTCTTGGCATGCCCAGGATTGCTGAAGCTGACCTTCTTGTACTTGGGTCCCGGATACTGTGTGAGCATGTTACTGGTCTTGAGGTTGATGGGTTTGTTTTCATAGAACACAGCCCACACACCTTCTGAGGCCAATACTTGCTCAGTCTTGTAGGTTTGTTTGTTGGTGATCTCAACGAGCACCTGTGGCTTGGGTCTTGACATAGATTATCTCCACAGATATTTATCCCAATATCTATGTAGATTTGAAGCTGCCTCCGGAAACTACTACCTCTATTGGCTCGTTTTGAGAGGTCTGTGCCTGTCGTGATTGTTCTAATGCCAGCAATAGCTTGGTTATATCGCCATGCAAGTCCTTGGCATCACGCAAAGGCAGTATCACGTCTTTGCTGTTGCGACTTTCTGCTGCTTTGATCAAGTCAATGAACCTATTGATATGCAGGCTCATACCTGTACTTCTTCCTGCAGATAGCGTATGAGTTCTTTATCAGTAGGTTGCACGGCGTAGTTCTGCTTGAAGAAGATTTCATAGCTATCTGAACCATACTTGCCTATGCCATGCAGTTGTAAGGCATCCCCCAGGTCCCAATCCAAGAAGTCATCAGTCATGCGTTTGAGTCTGCTGTATCTCACATTGACCATGCCCAGTGGTCGTATCACATCCTTTACAATAGGTTCCACTGCCCAGAAGAACTTCTCGGGCTTGTGCCAACGGGCAATGAACTCAGGGAAAACAGTTTTCACTGGTTTGCGTCCAGTCTGGTTCAGCATGATCACTGCCACCATGTGTTGCCAAGCACGGATCCTGGGTGTGCTCAATCGGGCTGGCAGTTGTTGCTGCACCATCAAATCATCGCGCAAGGGCTTCAAGTTCATCGCTGACCTCTTTAAACTTCCATGATAATAATAGAGTTACATTCCAAAGATTGATTGGTGGCAGTGGAGATTTCATCGAACAAACTTTCCAAGTTCAGGTGGTTCCCAGCCTTGTGGTTTCAATATCTTGCCATCACCGCGCTTGCGTACATGGCCAGTGTCGGGATCAATCTTGGCAAAGTTAGTGCGCATGACTTCGTTCCAGGCACCTTCACCATCTGCACCCATGCTATGGATAGCACCTATAGTCACAACCAGGATGTCAATCAATGCATCTAGTTGTTCCACTGTGTCATTGGCGATCACAGCATCCATGAGCTCGTTGGCTTCTTCCTTGATCAAGTTCAAGTATAAGTTGAACTGGTCGGTATTCAAATAGCCCACACTCTGATCGCAGGCTTGCATAAACTTCTCTTGATCTTTAAATGGATTCATTGGCTTGATCCTTGGTATGAAATGGTCCTTTGAATGGATAGCGTTCCAGTGCGATCAGTTTGGGATTGCGTAGTACTTTCCAGCTGCGATGTTGCTTGATCCCGTACCATCCGGCCGCATACCAGCTCTTGGATTTGTTTTGTTTTGTAAACAGTGGTAGCTTCAACTGCACGTTCCAGATGGCATTGTATGTTTTGCAACCAGTGTCATATCCATGCACCATGTCCGACACAGGTTTGGACACTGTCTCGGGTGGCTCAAACTCAATACTGGTTTCTTGCCGGACCATGGGAATGGTCTTATAGCTAGAAACTTGATTCTGTATCTTGACCACATAACCATCTGCGCTGGCTTCAATGTTGCCAACCTTCTGGTTATTCTGCTTGAGTATCCAGTACTGGTTGTCTATCACTGGCTTTGCTACGATCATCTAAAACTCCTTTGTATGTTTCATTTAGCCAACGTCCAAACTGTTCTGCGCTGTCGGAGCATTTGGTCAGTTCAAACTTGCCACAGAACCGCAGGAAGTGTACACCCACCTGCCCAATGTCTTTGTGCGATATCTGTGCCTGTATAGCTTCATCCACTGCTGCCTTGATATCTGCGGGTTGCGCTGTGAGATCAATCAAAGTGCGATTGCGTTCATAGTCATCCAGCACCTTGTGTTCAACACCGTCATGATCAGTCCAGCGTTGCAGCATGAGGTTGTTCCAGCTGTAGCCTTTTTTGGTGCGATCTTCAAAGGCTTCAGTGAGACCCACTTGTTTCTTGGTGCCCTTGGTGCGCACACCTGGATAGGCACTGAACACATTGTCGCTGGTATCGCCGCGCATGCATTTTTCAAACAGCAACCATTCGGGATTGGGCACAACCAGATCTTCTTTGGTTTTCTTGTCTTTGACGCGATTGCCTTTGGCGTCAAATATGCCTTCTAGTGTGATCAACTGATCCGTGATGCCGTTGTATTGTTTGACATTGG